TCGTCGGAATGGTCGGCTTGTTCTTGATGACCCCAGCCCCCGACGTGGCGTTCCAATCGGCAGGCGTCTGAGAAGTCACAACCGGCTGCCAAGTACCGTCTCCTCGGAGGAACTTCGTGTTTGCACCGGCAGCAGGAGCAGGAACGAGCCCGGCCTTACCGGCGGCGGAGGCCGTTGCGGCGGTCATGTTCGAATAACGGTTGTTCGTATCCCAGTCGCCGACTACGGCGAACTGAGTGCCGTCGTAGACAAAATCAATGACCCGATTTGCGCCCAGGTAGCCCGCAGTGAAAACTGGACTTCCATGATAAAAGATGTTCTTCGCGCCCGTGCCATTCACATTAAGCGTCAAGGGCGCGGCTGCCGTCGGCGTCACGGTATTTGTCACCGTAAACTTCACGCGAATATGAGCGCCGGTCTTCAACGCGAAGCCAGTACAAGCCACGACTTTAGCCGCCGTACCTGCCGCCGTCGAGCACGTTCCATAGTGGTTAATGTCTGCACTACCGTTAAATGCTAAACCATCAATATAACGACTCGCCGCAAGCGTCGCCGGAAGGTTCCACGTACCATCCCCACGAAGGAACTTGCCGTTAGCGCCTGCCGCCGGGGACGGGACGGTGCCCGCCGCACCAGCCGCCGCACTCGTCGCCCCCTTCATCACAGTCGGGATAGCCGAGTTCTTCGCATAGGTCTGGTCGATGACGTTCCCCTTAGCGTCCTGCGTCGCTTTGGTCGCAGTATCAGCAGTCTTTGCCGACTCTGCCTTTGCCGACTTGCCAAGGTAGGCTTTGTCGGCTTCGGCCTTTGTCATCTTCGTCTTGACGGTGTTGTAAAGCGCCCGCATCTCGACAGCAAGCCGCCAGCAAAGATTCTGCAGCTGCTCAGTCAGATTAGCGGGCGTTGGATAAGGTTTTTCTGCCATTGGCTTTCTCCAAAAATGCGGGTTGTGCCTTATGCAGTCGCAGTCAATGCCGCTTCAAACTTCGTCACAAGGTCGACCGTCGTATCGCCGACAGCGTTCTTGAGGTTCGTGATGGCCGTTGCATTGTCCGTGGCCTTCTTTTCGACCGCCGTCAGACGAGTACCATGAGAAGCCACGTCAGTCGCGGCCCCCGCACCGATATTGTCTCGTGCCTGCTTCTTCTGCGCATCCGTCAAGGTTTGAGCGGCGTCGTACTTCACGTGCCCGGCGGCCACTTCCTTCAAGGCGTCAATAGCGCTCTTGTTGGCAGCAATGAGATCAGCCAGTTCCTTCAGCGTGTCGTACGCAGCCCCTGCACCACCAAGAAGGTCGTCCTTCACTGCCTGCTTAGCCGCAGTAATGTCAGATTCGATCTTGCTCGAAGAGTACGTCGTAGTCGTACCAGCTTTCGTATCGTCGATGTTCGTCGCCGACGCCACTTTATCCTTCAACGCCTTCAACTCGGTCTGAAGCGTGCCGAGGCTCGTCTGCAGGGTCGTAATATTGCCCTTAGCCGCGGAGACCTCGGAAGCGTTCGTAGACGCCTTCGTTTCCACAGCAGACAGGCGCTTCGCGTAGTCGTTCAACGTCGTCTGAGCGGCAGAGATAGAGTCCACCGTTTCGTTAATGGCCGCAACAACAGCCGTCTTGTCGGTCGTCTTCAGGTTAGTGAGGGTGCCGACTTGAGCATAGACCTTCTTGATTTCGGTACCCACGCGGATCGCAAGGGCTTCCATTTGTTGAGATTGAGTTTTCGTATCAGCCATGGCGGCTTACTCCTTTAGCACTTTGTCGAGAACATCGACAGGATCGGGGTCAAACGGCATTTCTTGAACGACGAGGTCCCCGATAACATCCCCGTGCGTTTCGCCGTAAATCTCCAGGAAGTACACCTCGGGGTCTGGGGTCATAAGAACCCCCATGGCGCTCGGCCCCTGCGGACCGGGGTCGCCCTGGGGACCCGCGGCACCCGCCGGACCGACCGCGCCTTGGGGGCCCGGTTCACCCTGAAGACCCTGTGGACCCCGTCCAAAGGCAAAGCCGTCAGTCCAGTCACCCGAAGCATTACTGCGCTTGGCATACAGGATGCCCGTGTCAAGCGCGAGGAAGGTTGTCCCCTTGATGTAGTCGTCGTACTGGCGGCGGTCAGCCTCCAAACCCTGAAACATCGGGCTGTAGTTAAGTCCGTCCTCGCCTTTTTCACCGCGTTCGCCCTGCTCACCGGTGTCACCCTTTTCGCCCTGCGGGCCCTGCGGACCAATGTCGCCCTTGGGGCCGGTCAGACCGATGTCGCCCTTGGGGCCGCGCTCACCCTGCGGGCCCTGCAGACCGGTGGCACCTGTGTCGCCCTTGTCGCCTTTTTCACCCTTGTCACCGCGAATGGAAACACCCACGCTCCAGTCACCCAATGCAGAAGACTGCTTGTAGTAAAGCGTGAGAGTGTCGTACGCGAAGAATGAGAAATTCTCGGCTTTGCCGTCGTAGTAGGCACGTTCGACAAACGGCCCTTTGGCGTCAGCCTCAAAGCCTTCGCCCTGTTCGCCGCGCTCGCCCTGCGGCCCAGGAATGCCCTGAGGGCCCTGCGGACCGCGTTCACCGACAAGCCCCGGATCACCCTTGGGGCCAACCGGCCCTTCAGGACCAACCGGTCCCTCCGGCCCCTGAATCCCGGGAACATGAACGACCCGAACGCCGCCGAATAAATGATCCTTACACGAGATCACGAGTCACCTCCGGGTTAAATTCAATCTGTCCCTCGGCGATTCGATAACGCAGGCCGTCTTTGCTGACGGCAACAAGATCGTACACCGCGGAGTCAAACTGATACTCTGCGGTGACGGAGGCGGGGAAGTGCAGTGCAATCTTCCCGCCGTCAACCGTGATGCGCCCGTTTTCCGTGGACATAGTGTCAAGAATCCTTTTCGACTTGACATAGGGCCGCAGCTGCATAAGCATGCTGTAGCCTTTAAGGTCCAACTCTTTATTTTCGGGGCTTAATACAACAAGAATATACCCTGTATCGCTTGCCTTGTCGATAGTCGGATTAACTTCGAGCGGTCGAATGTTAAAGTTCTGCTTATCTGACATTATCTTTCCCCGAAGCGTTGATACGCGCAATCACCTTGTTCAGGGTATGCACCACATCAAAAAGCGAGGCATCGTTGGGCAACCCTACCAATTCCTTCATGCCCGGACGGGCCCCGGTAATCATCTCGATGGACTGCTTCATATTCTCCAAAGGACGGGCCATATTGGACGGAAGCCCCGAGATGGAGATTGATGGTTTACGTGTTTCTGCAGGCATACATCACTCCTTACTGCGGCGAGGCAAGCTCACTCATGGCCGTGGACATCGAGAACGACCGCACGGCCACTGTTCCGCTGATACGCACCTGCCACGCATACCCTTTCCACGCAGGGACGCGGCACGCCTGTATGGAGGTAAATGTCTTCGTGTAAACCTCCTTACCATCTGCATACAGTGTGACAGTCACCGAGCGGAAGTCCGCCTTACTTAAGTTGGGCTTCAGAAGCCCCCCGTTCACGTCAAACGTATTGAGCACCACGGCGTTGAGCTCCCCGAGCAAACTCTTTCCCTTACGCTCTTCCCACACCTGTGCGTTGTATTCAATGATCTCCTGACGCTTGGCTTCCCACTCCACAATATCGATATTGGAGCCGAAGTCCGCATCAAGCTTCATGGAGTCAAACCCCGTCATATAGGGGTTCACGAAACGCTTGCTCTGCCAGAGGTACTGCTCCTTGTTCACCGGGTCGGCGTCAATCTCATAAATCTGATTGTCCGCTTCAGCCAGGCAGAACAAACGCCCGGAGCCTCGTTCGATGTGCATGGCCGTAGGACTGAAGTCAATCGTCACAAGTTCCGGTGTCTCGCCGCGGGCAAACACAAGGAGTGAGGTTTCCGAAGCCTTACGGTAGGCCACGATGTACTGGTTGTTGTACATGGCCCCGACCATCGTGGACGGGTTGTACTCTTTCCATTCATCCTGACTCATGATCGGGCGTGTGAACACGTCCATCTGCCCGGCGGCTAGAGCTACCACGCCGTAAGCCGAGGCGTAGAGCACGCCGTACTGGTCGTAGGCAATGGAGCGTTTACTCACGCACGGCTGGCTCATCGGCTGTTTTTCCTGCGTCATGGAGGCCGGAGAGGTGCCGGAAATTGTGTACGGCTGGCGGGTTGTCGCCACCACAAGCGTCGAACCGTAAACCCCAAGCCCAACGATCGGGCTGTCAGTCGTCAGCATGTAGTCTGTGGGCCACGCGTGCGGGAGATAAGGTTCCGAAAACCACACCTGGTTGTGGACAAACCCGGCCAAAAAGCCGTTGGGCATTGCCACAAGCCCGCGTAAGCCCTCGGGCGGCGGGGTGTAATTCAGAGAATCAAGCTCTTTACCCAATTGAGCCGCCGTGCGGGTGTCGACATATGTGCTGTTTTTCCACTGCACACCGTAGAGCGATGCGCCTGTGGCCGGAAACTTGTGGTCAGTGAGCGGAAGCTCGTCCACAAGTTGGTAAATCACACTCGAAGACCCGCTCACCGTACGGTAAAGGCGGATTTTGGTGATGTTCACATGATCTGTCGGGGGATTGGCAAAGCCGGAGACTTCCACAGAGCCGCCCACCGTGTCGCAGATCACGCTGGCAGCCTCACTCGGAGCGCTTTCTTCCTCTACCTCACCAAACTGCGCGACGTACGTGTACACGTAGGCGCGGTTACTTGTGTTATCGGCAGAAAATTCTTCGTATTCCTTCCCCGGATGCTCCTGTTCCCACTTCGTTTTGTCGTTGGGGACGCGGTTGGCCTTCAAAGTGAGCTCACCCACAGGATACGGCACCCCCAGATACAGCCACTTGTTGGGCGGGGCACCATCCCCGTCAACCGCCATCGAGTAGTTTGTCTTCTTGCAGACCCCGCCCTCGGAGTAATAAATACGAAACTCGTCATTGTCGGCAATCGGGGAATAGCAGACATCCGTGTCGTCCTGCCATTCAAGCCAAACAGACGCCCCGCGCACACCTTCAAGCTTGAAGATGGTCGTCACGCCGTGCTGAAGCACCTTATGCACAGCCACCGGGCGGCGATAAGGCCGGATTTCCCCGGACTGAAGCTTCACGTTACGGGCGTTGGTCGCCTGATTATCCTGAAGGTTCGTCGGACTGATCTTCGGGATAATGCCGGAGAAGTTATTCAGCAGAATGGTAGACACTTTGCAAATCCTGATACATCCGAACGCAAGTCTTTAAGGCTTGCCGAGTTTCTGTAAGTTCCTGAGCACTTCTTGTCGCCAGCTCCACACCTCTTCCGAGATCGTTGATGGAGTCTGCGACTGAAGGACAACGCTTTCCGGCAGCGGCGGCACTGAGACGCTTTTGTGCGGCGGACAGCTCACTGCGCACCCGCTCAAGGTCAGCACTGCTGCGCTCAAAAGAAGCCCGAATAGCGGCCACTTCTCTTTCATGCTCCTCTTTCTCCTTCGCCGCCAACAGCTCAACTGTCTGTCGGGCCTGCTGCGACTTCGCCTTAATCTCCGTAATCTGCTGCGTCAGGCACTGCACCTGCTTCCTGTAGTAAATCGCTGTAGCTGAGGCAGCCAAGACCAGCAAAACACAGCCGATCACCAACAACTGCTTCAATCGACTTCCCATGAAAGACAGCAAGTTCTGCAGCACGGCGGTTCTCCAATCCTTTCTGAGCGACACCGTGGAAGTATTTCCACCGCATCCACTCTGTATCAACGCCGTCCATATCCCCGGCGTTGAGCTTTTTCAGCAACGTCGATGCAACAAAGGATGCAGACCCGATGTTGAAGACGAGACTTGTGAGTGCGTCAAACTGGTTCTGCGTCATAGGCACGCAGACGTACTTCGTCACCGTCTTCGAGGCAAGCTCCAAGTCCCCCTTAAGCATCCCCAGCGCCTGCTGAAGGGTGACCTGCTGTCCGGGCTTTACGTCTTCCGTGTGCCCGAAACCAACCGTCCACTTATCCCCCGGAAGCGGCTGCTCCGAAAGGGCGCTGAACCCCTCAAGCGCGGCGATCAGAACAGCCCCCGCAGCCGAAACTCCGACCGCACCCCGTTTCCAATTCATTTGTCACGCTCCAATGCCCGCTTGGCGATTTCCTGCAGAATCTGCTGATTCTCGCGCTGCAGAAACTGCACCTGGTGCTGCACATCGATCATTTTCTCTCGAGTGTCGACCATTGACGTGTACAACCACCCCACACCGGCAATCAGAAACGCCTGAATGGCCCGCGCCACCCATGCGCTTGTGGTCACAGACCCTCGGATTTTGTTAAGAAACGCCGTGTTGCTCGTCTGCCGGGATTCGAGTGTATCCAACCTGCCGTCAACCTCGTCGAATTTCTCCCCATAAACCCTCAGATCAGCCGTAATCTGGGTGAGCAGCTTCCCGAAGTTGTTCATTTCGTGAAGCGTGGCCTTCACTTCATCCAGAGACTTCGCCACAGAGTGGAGCTCTGATTTCAGTGTCGCCAGCTCAACTTCGGGTTTTGTTTCCATCGCAGCTCCTTGGCAGGGGGTGAAGGGGCCAAACCCTCAGTACCGGAATCCGGTGTGTTGCCGTTACCCCAACCCCCAGTGCGCTTATTTCGTCGGTGAGTCACCGCCTGCGGCTTTCTCAAGCACCGCCAGACGGGCCTCAATCTCAGTGTCCTTCGTGTCCTGAGCCTTGTTCTTGTCTTCCGTCGCCTGGATTCGCTTCGTGTTGGCCCCCATCGTGGTGCGGGCATCAGCAATCGACGCGTCCTGCGCTGTGTTCTTGGCTGTGTTGGCGGCGATCGCCGTATCCTGCTCAGTGTTCTCCGCCTTCAGAGCAGCGATTCCGGCCTCATTGGCTTCAGACTTCGCTTTGTTCTTGGCAACCTGTGCTTCGTTGGCCTCGCTCTTCGCTTTGTTCTTGGCAATCTGCGCTTTGTTTGCAGTGATCTGCGTTTCGTTAGCTTCAGACTTGGCCTTGTTCTTGGCGACCTGTGCCGTGTTGGCAGCAATTGACGCATCCTGCACAGTGTTCTTGTCTTCCACCGCCTTAATCTTCTTATCACGCGCCGTACCAGCCGTCTGTAAATCCCGCACCGTTGCCAAAAGCCCATTGATCTGCTCCTGCATGGCGGCAAGCTGCGACTGCATGGCCTCGGACGCACCGTTAACTTCGGCCAGCGCCGCGACCATCACAGGCACCAACTGTTCATAGTCGATGTAGTACATGCCCACGCTGTTTGTCGTCACAGCACGCGGGAAAGCCTTAGCAACAGCGTCGCCGAGCAGCGAGTACCTGCGGCTTCCCGTCTGCCCGAGTTCATCCGTGTGTTCCACACACTTCAGCCCGCCAAACAGTGTGAGAACCCCCGTAACGTCTTTGCTGTCGACCAAATAACGCTTATCGGCGAAAACAAGCTCAGCCATGGCGCTTCATCTCCTCAATATCACGGCGAAGGCTCTGGCATTCAGCCACCAGAAAAGCGATCAACGCCAAATAGTTCAAACTCAGGGTTTCTTTCTCTTCGTCCCCGTACACAATGTCGGGGAGCACCTTGCGCACATCCTGCGCAATAAACCCGTAATCCTTGGTGCCGCTGCCCTTCCACGTGAAGGACACCGGCTTGAGATACTTCAGGGCATTGTTGACAGCCGTAAGCGGCACGATGTTCTCTTTGCGCCGGATGTCGGACGTGGCGCGAAGGGTTTCGCCTCGGATCGTTCCGGAAGCCGTGATGTTCCCGCCAAAGCCGCCGCGGTTCTTCACCGTCACATCCCCGCCCGTCAGGCTGAAGGACGCCCCGTTTTCAGAAGAAATCGTAAGGCTGCCGGTCATCGTGTCTCCGGCTTTAAGGACATACGTCTTTTCTGCGTCGGTCTTACTCAGAAACGCCTTATCATTGCCCGTGCCTGTTTCCTTAAGCTTCTTATCGAGCTCAGAATTGGTGACGTAGTTCGTCTCGATGTCATTCTTCACGGTCTTAATCGAGGCGTTCAGGGTGTCCGATAGGTTCTTGTCGGCTTCCTTAAAGGCTGACTTTACCTGAGAGACCGCTTCCTCAAGCTCGTCCTGCGCCACCTTATCGTTGAGTAAAGCCGCGCACGTTCGCAATTCAACACGCGAGCCGACAGGGAAGGCGTGCCCCTGAGTGCTGTCCGCGCCGCGGACCACAGTGAATGTGTCCGCCGTACGTGCAGTCACACGGCAGACCTCAATGTTGGACTCCGCATCCGTAATCGTCACGTAGAACCAGCTTGTACCGGCCACGGCCATCGGGAAGCGGTCGCCCTGACCGCCTGACAGAAGAATCTGCGTAGCCACTGCCGTGACCGGCACCGCCAGTTCGCCCCACGCGTTATTTGAACAAAGTACCGGCATCACACAATCCTGTTGAACTTGACGCGGCCCGTCGTCCGGGTGAAATCCCGCACTGCGTCCGCATGGATGTCAGCCACACCCTGCTGATATAAGAGAAGCTGCCTCTCGGCGAGCTGCTGATTGCTGTACACCTGCCCTGCAATCCGGAAGATACGGTTCAGAGCCCCGGCCACAACGGCGTCGAGCCACTCCGTGAAAAACTGCTCGGGGACAACTTTCGTCTCACGATCCACGGCCACAATCACGTCCAGATGAATCAGGTGCTCGTCGTCGGGGCGCGGCATCAGGCGAATCCAGTCCGTACGCTTGAATGTGTAGAAACGCGGCGCCCCGCCCTGATTGAACCAGTCAGTACGGCGCACGGCATTCGTAAGCTCGTCAAGGCGCACGGAGCGCATCTCCATATGGTCGCAATAAGCGTGCCGCACCATTTCTACGTGCAGCCCCTCAGCCATCGGGATGTCATACTCCGCAATCCCGGGAATTGTCGTAAAGCTCGTTTCCGCCGTGATGCACCCCGTGGCACGGCACAAATCGGCCACGGTGGCGATCACTTCCCGGCGGGCAACGAACTCAGGACACCCCTCAGCCATCGGAGTGATGTATTTCACAAATTTGTCGACGGGGACAACCCTCATTCCGTGCCTCCGTTCGCATTGGCCACCCCCGGAATAAGCGCCGCATTGGGGGTAGCCGCACCACGCGCCTGCAGAGCGTTCGTGAGTTCCTGCGAGTATGCCTGAAAGTAGCTTGTCGCCATCTGAAGCCCGGCGGCGTAGTCGCTGTCCTTACTGAAGGCGCGGTACAGCACATACGACAGAAGCGCCGGATCAAACGTCTCATCAAGCTCGATTTCGTCCGTTTCACTCGTGATTTTTTCAGGGATCGCCATGTAGGAAATTTCCACACGGCCCTCACCGTCATTGGGCGGATACACCCAAAATTCACGCGGGGAACGGTCGTCGCAGACGTAGTTTTCAACCAACTGGCGCGGCGTCATGCTGTGCCAGTCCGGCTCATACGAATCAAGCAGAGAACGCGTTGTCAGGCGGACAACACCCAAGGGCGTGCCGTCTTCGTCAACGTTATGGGAAACCGAGACAAGCTGCCACGCTCTGGGCGGCAACTTCTGCCGGTCTCCGGTTTTCAGCCGCACAACCTCCGTCTTCGTGTACGTTCCCGGTACACGTGCAACGGCGATCTGCGCTTCCGACAGCCACACCAGCATCTCCGGCTTCGTCCAGCGGACGAACTCCGGGTCCTGCAGAACGCGGGCCGCAGAAGTAAGAATGTCCTTTGCCTGTGTCATAGCAGAAGTTCCCCGGAGGAGATTTAGCCCCGAAAGTAAGAGTCAGACCAAGTACCGCTGAAACCCACCCCCGATCTCCCCCGGGAAATCCTTTTAGTTCGCGACGATCATCGGGGCCAGGCACTGGCCCTGAACAACCTGCGTGCCCCAAATATTCAGACCGCGGACCAAAGAGCCGAAGTCATTGGGGTTGCGGAGGTTTTCCGTCTTGGTGATCTGAGAAGCGAACGCGATGCCGTTGCGCTGACCGGCCCAGATCAGGTGACGCTTCGCGGAGCCCGCGAGAGCACCGATTTCAGAGCCGTCCTTGAGGTCCCACGCCTTACCAGCAGCCGCACGCGGCAGGAGGTTGTTGACGTAGATGTCAAAGCGGTCGATGCGTCCGATCATGCCGTTGCGCAGCACAGACTTCGCATCACCCATAAACTGCGCCTGCGCGAGGTTGGAGTTCATGAGAATCTGGCGTTCGTACGGCGTAATGACGAGGTAGCGGCCATCTTCAGGGATGTCGGCTTCGTCAAGCACCGTGGAGAGCTGCGTGATGTAGGACAGGATGTTTTCGGGCGTCAGAGCCACGGGAGCCGTGTCCGTGCCGAGGTTGTAGGAGCCCGTACGGGCACCGGCGGTGGCACCGCAGTTCTTTTCCCAAACGGCCTTGTAGCCCTTGGCATCGGTCTTCAGCGTGCCGTCGGCCTTGAAGAAGGTCTTGGCGATACCGCGACCGTCGATGGCGATGCGCATCTGCTGCGCAGCGTCGTCCGTGAACATGCTCATGAGGGCAGGCTTGGACTGGTATTCCATCACGTCGTTCACGTTGACCGCGAAGTAGTGGCCTTCGTCAACAACGAGCTCGAAGGTGTCGCCCTGCGGCACTTCGTATTCGAGCTGCATACCAACCTTGTACTGCTTGACGGTGATGTCGGGAATCGTGTTGATGATTACCTTATCACCCATGTTGGAGATTTCACCAAACCAGTCGGAATTGGTGATGCCCCCGAAGATCGTCTTTGCATAGAACTTCTTCGCGAGCTTACCCGACCACAGAGTCGGAATAAAAGTACCGGAGTACGGTGTGGTGGGTGCCGGGACAGAAGTCTGCGGGCCCCACTGCTGGGCATTGATGGGTGTGACTACACCCGGCGTCATGGTTGCCATTTAAGGTCTCCCTCAAAAAGCCGTCACGCCGGGTGTTTCACAAACCGAAAGAATCAGTATTTGACCTGACCGGACGCAACAGCGCTGTCAATCTCTTTCTCGATCTTTTCCGCCTGCTCGTCGGTGTAGCGGCCATGGCGGCAGTCCTCGTAGAACTGCGCAATGGTCTCAGGCGTCCACGCCTGATTTCCACCGCCTTGCGGCGTCGATCCTGCAGTGTGCGTCGGTGTGACCTGTCGCGCCAAGGGGCTCTTCGCACTCGCATCGGCCTTCTGGTCACGGTACTGCTTGAAAATGGTTGCAACCCTGTGGGCGTCGTAGTTGTGGGCCGCATCGGTCAGAAGCTTCTGCCGGACAAAGCCGTACACGGGGTCAGTTTCCTGAAGCCACGCGATAAAGTCCTTGTCCTCGTTCTGCAGCTGCCAGTCCGGCAACAATGCCGTCATGGTGCGCACGAACTCAGAATCTCTGGCCGCCACGGTGTCACTCTCGACACGGGCCACCTGGTCCTGCTGACGCTGATTGAGCTGCTTGAGACGCTCAATCTCGGCCTGCAGTTTCGCCGTTTCCTTGCGGATACCTCGTCTCACCAACCCGACAACTTCAGCGCCATAGGCGTCTTCGTCATCCTCGGTGATACCGACTTCCTGCTCCTGCTGCTGTGCCGCGTCCTCGTGAAGCTTTTCATTCTCGTCAAGCACTTGCTTGAGTCGCGCTTCAAGCTCCTGATTACGCTGCATGAGTCTCGGCACCTCCACGTCGTACTTCCCTCTCAGAGAGCTGTAGCGGCGCTTCAGTTTCTCAACTTCATCTTCAGCAGGCTGTTCCTGCACTGTCTCTGCGTTGCCAGTCTCTTCGGTCACTCGCTCGGCATCAGGCCCATCGGCCTGAGCAGCTTCCGGAGCGGCATCCGCCTCACCGGTCAACTGCTTTTCAATGCTGTCTGCTGAGTCCGCCTGTCGCTGGACTGCTGTAGGCAATGACATATCTGATTTTCTCCCGGCTCCGACTTTACGGTCAGCCTAGTGTACGCGCCTTCTTGCGATAGGCGTCAATGGTTTCAAAAAGTGCCTCAATCTCCAAGCACCTGCCCTGGGCTCTGTACAAATCCGCCGGATCAGTACGGGTCTCCAAGGTTTCTCGGGCTGCGTTGAGGCGTTCTTCTAAAAACCGAATGAACGATGCAAACTCAGGCGTTGACAGTCGTAGGAATGTCGACGCCTTTGTTGCTTCGGAACACTCGGATACAGTATACCTTGGTCGATACATCTGTGCAAATCTAATACTCATTCAATACATTTAGCTCCGCATGAGCGCCGCCTGAGCCTGCCCTGTGGCAGCCTGAGTACGCTGCTGAGGGGCCCCGTCCATAAGCCGCCTCTGGTCGGTGTTGTTCCCCGGCTGAGCCTGAGAGCCACCTGCCTGCGGCTGTCCCTGAGCCTGCTGCTGCATGGCGGCCTGCTGAGCCTGAGCCTGCTGCATGGCAAGCGCCTGCTGGGCGATCATGGCTTTAAGCACCGGCACCGGCGGCACCACACGGTCCGTGTCGATCCCGAGCTGCTTCACAGCCTCGCGCAACAGGTACGCGAAGCCTTCCGCCCCGATGGTCTGGTAGATCACGGGGTTGGCGGCGGCAATGTTCACGAACTCGTTGATTCTCTGCTGCTGCATCTGCTGGCGCACCATAGCCTCAGCACCATCAGCCACGATGTTCACGTCACCTTTGAGTTCCGGATCATCGAGGTAGAGCATGTTGTACATGTACAGACGCTCAATCGCGGGCTTCATTATGCGGTCAATCGACCCCACCACGTTCTTGATGGTCTTACCGGCATTGGTAAGGAGCATGCTCATGCCGGAGGCCGTGCTTGCGGCACCGCCTACGTTCGCATTACCCGTCATGTAGCGCGGGATGCCGGTGTATTCGTCCGCAAGCTGGCTGAACTTCTCAAAAATCCCCATGAGCTCGGCGGCGTTGCTGCCGGGCTGGAAGAAGCTCACCGGGGGATTCCCGGCAAGGCCGTTCATGTCGTGGGTCTGCCAAATCTTCCACGGATACATCTCCGTGACGGTCTCACCGACCGGGAGCCGTGTGGTGTCGAGCACAACCTGCGGGCCGCTCGAGATGCCCATGTTGTCCACCAGGGCTCTCGCGGCGGCGTTGCACACAGCCTGCGTGTCGCGACAGAGGTCGGGGATGCTCTTACCCCAGAAGCACCCCGGCACGTTCTCCCACGAGGTCTTGTAGTAGGGCTTGCGGTGCAGGGGGTCAGGGTTCACGGTCGCCTTGATGACCCAGCGGCCAATGAGCCACGCCTCGATGTGGTACTCGGCGAGCGGGTCATCGACCTCGATCTCGTCCACGCCCCACTCCTGCAGCTTCTGCCCCTGCACGGACCCCCAATACTGCAGCGCATCGATGCGCTCGCTGGGGTTGTCGGTAACCCTCATGGACTTATCCTCGATGACACTGCGGTCAGTGTCCACCGTAAGCCACTCCATGAGCCCGCCTCTTCCGTACTCCTCAAGCACCGCGTTGATGGAGGAGGTGCTGTACCCTTCGACATCACGCAGTGCCACGAGGTCCGCACGCGACAATCTGTGACGCTCAATGAGGTAGCCGTCGTCGATGGTCGTCGCATCCGGTGCGGGGTAGATGTTGAAGGGGTCCACCCTTTCCCATTCAAGCTTGAAGGACTCCTTCACGTCCACTACCGGCTGCCCCTGTGCACCCGCAGCCCACCTGAGCATGGGGCGCTTGCGCACCACCGGCCCCTTGAGGAACGCCGCCGGAAAAGTCACCAGGTCGTCAATGAACTGGTCCATGGCGGCCTCGAACCCGCCCTCAATGAGCTGGTCCTTCATTTTCTCCGTCATGCGCTCCGCACGCTGCTTGGCCATCTCCTGAATTTTGGCAAAGGCCTGGTCGCGGACAGCGAGCATGAACTCCTTGATCTCAGCGTTCGTAGGCCGGTAGCCGTTGACGATCGCCATCTGAATCTGCTGTGCCGCCGCCTCAATGATCGCGGCCTTGGTATTGTCATCAATGTCGCTCACCGGTGTCGGCTTCGCACTCCAGGGCATGCCGCCCAAGGCCTCTCTGAGCCACGAGGCCCCTGCACGGCACTTGTTGCTGGTAATGAGCATGAAGATCGGCGTTGAGCCCTGCTGTCTGAGCTGCGCGAGCATATCGGGGTCGTACTCCCCTTTGCGCTGTCTGAGGCTTGCGAGCATGGCCTTTTCAACCGTGCCCTCCTTGGCGGACCGCGCTTCGTCCCAGCAGGCGCGAATATGCCCCGCCAAGCCCTGCACCACATGCCTCTCGTTCTCGCGCTCAGCCTTATCCTTCTCCTCGGCAACAATCTGGGAGGCCGATTTGATCTCCAGAATCCCCCCGACGTTGACCGTCCCCGGCGCCGCCGCGTTAGTGATGTTCATCGGAAGAGCGGTTGTCTGATTATCCTCAAACATATCTGTAGTTCACCTTTTTGACGGGCAGCACTTTCATGTTGCCTTCCTGGTTGTAGACGCCGCTGGTATCGGCGTGCAGACACAGATACTGCAGGGCATCTGCAATATCCGACCACGGGTGACTCTTTTCGGGGGTATCTTCGGCTTCACCGTCTTTTTTTCGACGATAGCGGTACTTGCCTGCAAGTGTAGTGATTAAATCCGGACAATGCGGCCCGTCAATGAGAAGATAGGGCTCCCCCTCCACCACGCGGTTAAGCGCCGCGTCCACGGCCCCCAAGCGAGCCTGCAGGGCATTTGTGGAGGCCGTCCGCACCGGCAGCCCCTCGGCGCGAATCACGTCCAACACGGTCCGCTCGTCGGTCTGGGCTCTGGTGTTGGCCGCAGGGTCAATGATCACAAGCACCGGATGCCCCGGAAAGCGCTGCATCAGAACGGGTTTTACCTTCTCACGGATAAACCGTTGCGCGGCCATGCCGGGCGCATGCACTTCGTCGAGTATCAGGATGCGGCCCTTGTAGTCCACCTGTCCGAAAACGGCTGACGGATGCAGCGCCGCGTCCATGCCGATCAGAATCGGCGCATTTTTGTTGCGGCTGTATGCAAGAGGCTCACTGCTGACGTGCAGGCTCCGGCTGAAGCTTCTGAACACCGGCATGCCCGCGAGGCTCTTACCGAACTTCGCGTTGATGTACACGTCGATCCAGTCCGGGTCCTTGCCTTCGGCGAGGTTCACGTAGTAGTCGCTCGGGAGGTACTGCAGCCAGTCCGCTTTCGCATCGTTCCCGCCCGGCTGGATGGTCACGGAGCAGTTTTTCGGCGGGTTTGAGAGGTAGTCCGCCCAGAATGTCTCCAAATCCGGCGGGTTTGTCGCCCCCCAGATGTGGCTGTTGGGCGTACCGTCCTCGGTCACGCACCCCGCCACGGGAATCCCCTTGCTGTCCGTACCCCATTCCGGCCTGTGGGGCACCATGCGGGAGTCCGGAAAACGCCCGAGACGCCCCTGAACAGCCGCAAAAATCTCTTCGTTTAACTCACGGAACTCGTCCATGTAGGCAAAGCTCAGCTGCAGGGACAAGAGGCGCTTAACGTCATCGGCCTCGTCCAGCCCACGGAAGAGCACTTTGCACTCCACGTCGTCGAATTTCAGCAAAAACTCGTTGTAGGTCTTCGCGTAGTTGCCCGCGATTCCGTCGGGAAACCATGACAAAAAGTCCGGGATTGTCGTATCCCGGAGCTGTTCACGCGTGTTGCGGATCACCACGCAGCGGCTTCGGCGTATGCCGTCCGTGCAGGGGGCCATGCGTTTGGCGTGGTAGGCGATCTTGATGATCGCTGCCGTCGTTTTGCCAGAGCCCACCGGACCAACCACCAGGGAACAAAACTTCTCCGATGTGAAAAACGGCACCAGAGAGAGGGGCGGCGTGTAGTTGACGGAATTTACAGATGCTGCCAATCGAACCCCCTGTTCTTGTCCTCATTTTTTAATTCCTCAACGAGGATGTCAAGCCGCATCTCCAGGTCGTCCACCTTGGCACGATACTCAGCTTCGAGCTGGCGACTGGCCGCAACCTTTTCGCTGATGCCAAAGGCCTTGTCAGCCAAAGTCGTAAGGCCTACTCCCATCAGGGCACCGGCAAGGCCACACAAAGCAAACTTCAACAAGGTCATTTCCCCGCCCCCTTCACCATCGCCCGTAATTCAAGGAGGTCGTGGCTCATGCCTTCCCCCAGTCCGTCGTGAACCCGGCGAGGTTTAAGTCCTTCACGTCCGGGGCGTCGGAATGCCCCTCGTATGGCTCCCTTTCCGGGGCGGACGCGGGCGGGAGCTTCACGCCCGACTCAACCACCTCAGCCTCCTCGACACCAGCATGAGGCAACGCACCGTGAAAGGTTTCCGCCTTCGGAGCGGCGGACGGTGCCGGGATGTTGATGGTGATTGAAAATCCTTGCCCCGGAAGGGAAACCTGCTGCGCCGAACTGCCAAGCCCCGCGGCGTCCACGAGAGCTTTGGTTGCGGCTACTTTGTCCTTTACCGGTACTGTGTTTGAAAGGGTGGCGCGGTAGAGATTCTTCATCGCTTCCGTCGCCATCATCTTCGCCATGTTGCGGAACGTCGTTCCGTTTTTCTCAAGTTCGGCTTTCGCCAGCGCCACCGACTGCTGTACGTCGGGGCGCTTTGAAATCACACCCCAGTCTTCAGCCGCAATGCCATAGCGGGCGGCAATCTCCACGGGTTCCTCCATGCCGGAGGCCACCTCATAGATAAGCTGCTGACTGAGGTTGACATATTGTTCAGCCGCGCGATCCGCCATCGCCAAGCCTCTTAATCAGCCGGGTGGTGAAGCCTGCCTTCGCCAGATTGGCTTCTTCGGCTTCATAGGCCGCAATGAAGTTGTCCACCGCCAGCCGCACGAAGTAGTTGTAGTTGCTGCCACAGGCCGTGCTCTTTTCTTTGAGCCACGCAAGTTGCTCCTTTGAGAGCCGCACGTTGACCTTTACAAGTGAAGTCGGTTCCATTTTTCTGCTGAAGGGTTGACCGCCCCCCGGCACACGATCGGGACTTCGGAGGGCGGGTGCACTAAGGAAGCACGGTATGAGTATATATTTTCGTGTTGATGATGTCAATATGTATGGAGACTGTTGTCTGTTTTGTGATTACAACATGCTTCATACAACTAAATGGGAGGCACGGTAGGAATGGGAGGCATGGGAGCGGTAGGCGCGGTGTGGTGGGAGGAACGGTGGGCACGATAGGCACTGTAGGCACGATAGGAGTGCCAGCAGCCGAGGGCTGCGGTTCAGCGCCTGACAGTGGCTACGCGTGGAGACAGTTGAAATTTGGGGCTTGCGTTATGAGCGTGCATTAAGAGGGTACCCACCCCTCTCATTCCTACGGTTCCCCCCACCCCTACACCCCTATTAGGGTTTCTACTAATTGGACGTTTTTTATCTATAAGTGTGGTTAGGCGTGTTGCCTTCGGACGGCACGAAAACCCTTTGATCTTTAACAATTTGGGAAATGAACAGTGCGACGGCCTAATACACATTTTGGCCTGCATTCGCATTACAGGCCGCGGCTGATATTTATTCAATGCCATGCGACGAACGCGGCGGCGGCTGTATTGAGAATGCAGAGAGGCGCAGGACTTAATAAAGTCCGCACCCTTAAACGCCCTGAAATTTCAGGGCGTTTAAGGGTGCGGACTTTATTAAGTCCTGCGCCTCTCTGCATTCTCAATACAGCCGCCGCCGCGTTCGTCGCATGGCATTGAATAAATATCAGCCGCGGCCTGTAATGCGAATGCAGGCCAAAATGTGTATTAGGCCGTCGCACTGTTCATTTCCCAAATTGTTAAAGATCAAAGGGTTTTCGTGCCGTCCGAAGGCAACACGCCTAACCACACTTATAGATAAAAAACGTCCAATTAGTAGAAACCCTAATAGGGGTGTAGGGGTGGGGGGAACCGTAGGAATGAGAGGGGTGGGTACCCTCTTAATGCACGCTCATAACGCAAGCCCCAAATTTCAACTGTCTCCACGCGTAGCCACTGTCAGGCGCTGAACCGCAGCCCTCGGCTGCTGGCACTCCTATCGTGCCTACAGTGCCTATCGTGCCCACCGTTCCTCCCACCACACCGCGCCTACCGCTCCCATGCCTCCCATTCCTACCGTGCCTCCCATTTAGTTGTATGAAGCATGTTGTAATCACAAAACAGACAACAGTCTCCATACATATTGACATCATCAACACGAAAATATATACTCATACCGTGCTTCCTTAGTGCACCCGCCCTCCGAAGTCCCGATCGTGTGCCGGGGGGCGGTCAACCCTTCAGCAGAAAAATGGAACCGACTTCACTTGTAAAGGTCAACGTGCGGCTCTCAAAGGAGCAACTTGCGTGGCTCAAAGAAAAGAGCACGGCCTGTGGCAGCAACTACAACTACTTCGTGCGGCTGGCGGTGGACAACTTCATTGCGGCCTATGAAGCCGAAGAAGCCAATCTGGCGAAGGCAGGCTTCACCACCCGGCTGATTAAGAGGCTTGGCGATGGCGGATCGCGCGGCTGAACAATATGTCAACCTCAGTCAGCAGCTTATCTATGAGGTGGCCTCCGGCATGGAGGAACCCGTGGAGATTGCCGCCCGCTATGGCATTGCGGCTGAAGACTGGGGTGTGATTTCAAAGCGCCCCGACGTACAGCAGTCGGTGGCGCTGGCGAAAGCCGAACTTGAGAAAAACGGAACGACGTTCCGCAACATGGCGAAGATGATGGCGACGGAAGCGATGAAGAATCTCTACCGCGCCACCCTTTCAAACACAGTACCGGTAAAGGACAAAGTAGCCGCAACCAAAGCTCTCGTGGACGCCGCGGGGCTTGGCAGTTCGGCGCAGCAGGTTTCCCTTCCGGGGCAAGGATTTTCAATCACCATCAACATCCCGGCACCGTCCGCCGCTCCGAAGGCGGAAACCTTTCACGGTGCGTTGCCTCATGCTGGTGTCGAGGAGGCTGAGGTGGTTGAGTCGGGCGTGAAGCTCCCGCCCGCGTCCGCCCCGGAAAGGGAGCCATACGAGGGGCATTCCGACGCCCCGGACGTGAAGGACTTAAACCTCGCCGGGTTCACGACGGACTGGGGGAAGGCATGAGCCACGACCTCCTTGAATTACGGGCGATGGTGAAGGGGGCGGGGAAATGACCTTGTTGAAGTTTGCTTTGTGTGGCCTTGCCGGTGCCCTGATGGGAGTAGGCCTTACGACTTTGGCTGACAAGGCCTTTGGCATCAGCGAAAAGGTTGCGGCCAGTCGCCAGCTCGAAGCTGAGTATCGTGCCAAGGTGGACGACCTGGAGATGCGGCTTGACATCCTCGTTGAGGAATTAAAAAATGAGGACAAGAACAGGGGGTTCGATTGGCAGCATCTGTAAATTCCGTCAACTACACGCCGCCCCTCTCTCTGGTGCCGTTTTTCACATCGGAGAAGTTTTGTTCCCTGGTGGTTGGTCCGGTGGGCTCTGGCAAAACGACGGCAGCGATCATCAAGATCGCCTACCACGCCAAACGCATGGCCCCCTGCACGGACGGCATACGCCGAAGCCGCTGCGTGGTGATCCGCAACACGCGTGAACAGCTCCGGGATACGACAATCCCGGACTTTTTGTCATGGTTTCCCGACGGAATCGCGGGCAACTACGCGAAGACCTACAACGAGTTTTTGCTGAAATTCGACGACGTGGAGTGCAAAGTGCTCTTCCGTGGGCTGGACGAGGCCGATGACGTTAAGCGCCTCTTGTCCCTGCAGCTGAGCTTTGCCTACATGGACGAGTTCCGTGAGTTAAACGAAGAGATTTTTGCGGCTGTTCAGGGGCGTCTCGGGCGTTTTCCGGACTCCCGCATGGTGCCCCACAGGCCGGAATGGGGTACGGACAGCAAGGGGATTCCCGTGGCGGGGTGCGTGACCGAGGACGGTACGCCCAACAGCCACATCTGGGGGGCGACAAACCCGCCGGATTTGGAGACATTCTGGGCGGACTACCTCTCAAACCCGCCGAAAAACTGCTCCGTGACCATCCAGCCGGGCGGGAACGATGCGAAAGCGGACTGGCTGCAGTACCTCCCGAGCGACTACTACGTGAACCTCGCCGAAGGCAAGGACCCGGACTGGATCGACGTGTACATCAACGCGAAGTTCGGTAAGAGCCTCGCGGGCATGCCGGTGTTCAGAAGCTTCAGCCGGAGCCTGCACGTCAGCAGTGAGCCTCTTGCATACAGCCGCAACAAAAATGCGCCGATTCTGATCGGCATGGACGCGGCGCTGCATCCGTCAGCCGTTTTCGGACAGGTGGACTACAAGGGCCGCATCCTGATACTCGACGAAGTGCATGCGCCCGGCATGGCCGCGCAACGGTTTATCCGTGAGAAGGTAAAACCCGTTCTGATGCAGCGCTTTCCGGGGCATCCGGTGCTTGTGATCATTGACCCTGCGGCCAACACCAGAGCCCAGACCGACGAGCGGACCGTGTTGGACGTGATTCGCGCCGAGGGGCTGCCGGTGCGGACGGCCTCCACAAATGCCCTGCAGGCTCGCTTGGGGGCCGTGGACGCGGCGCTTAACCGCGTGGTGGAGGGGGAGCCCTATCTTCTCATTGACGGGCCGCATTGTCCGGATTTAATCACTACACTTGCAGGCAAGTACCGCTATCGTCGAAAAAAAGACGGTGAAGCCGAAGATACCCCCGAAAAGAGTCACCCGTGGTCGGATATTGCAGATGCCCTGCAGTATCTGTGTCTGCACGCCGATACCAGCGGCGTCTACAACCAGGAAGGCAACATGAAAGTGCTGCCCGTCAAAAAGGTGAACTACAGATATGTTTGAGGATAATCAGACAACCGCTCTTCCGATGAACATCACTAACGCGGCGGCGCCGGGGACGGTCAACGTCGGGGGGATTCTGGAGATCAAATCGGCCTCCCAGATTGTTGCCGAGGAGAAGGATAAGGCTGAGCGCGAGAACGAGAGGCATGTGGTGCAGGGCTTGGCGGGGCATATTCGCGCCTGCTGGGACGAAGCGCGGTCCGCCAAGGAGGGCACGGTTGAAAAGGCCATGCTCGCAAGCCTCAGACAGCGCAAAGGGGAGTACGACCCCGATATGCTCGCGCAGCTCAGACAGCAGGGCTCAACGCCGATCTTCATGCTCATTACCAGCAACAAGTGCCGTGCAGGGGCCTCGTGGCTCAGAGAGGCCTTGGGCGGCATGCCCTGGAGTGCGAAGCCGACACCGGTGAGCGACATTGATGACAATACCAAGGCCGCGATCATTGAGGCGGCGGCACAGCAGATTCAGATGGCGATCGTCAACGGCTACCGGCCTACGAACGCTGAGATCAAGGAGTTCATGCTCGCTGTCCGCGACCAGGCCTTTGCCAAAATTCAGGAGATGGCCAAGCAGCGTGCGGAGCGCATGACGGAGAAAATGAAGGACCAGCTCATTGAGGGCGGGTTCGAGGCCGCCATGGACCAGTTCATTGACGACCTGGTGACTTTTCCGGCGGCGTTCCTCAAGGGGCCGGTGGTGCGCAAGCGCCCCATGCTCAGGTGGGCTGCGGGTGCACAGGGGCAGCCGGTAGTGGACGTGAAGGAGTCCTTCAAGCTTGAATGGGAAAGGGTGGACCCCTTCAACATCTACCCCGCACCGGATGCGACGACCATCGACGACGGCTACCTCATTGAGCGTCACAGATTGTCGCGTGCGGACCTCGTGGCACTGCGTGATGTCGAAGGGTACAGCACCTCCTCCATCAACGCGGTGCTTGAGGAGTACGGAAGAGGCGGGCTCATGGAGTGGCTTACGGTGGACACTGACCGCAGTGTCATCGAGGATAAGTCCATGAGGGTTACCGACAACCCCAGCGAGCGCATCGATGCGCTGCAGTATTGGGGGTCCGTGCAGGGGCAGAAGCTGCAGGAGTGGGGCGTGGACGAGATCGAGGTCGATGACCCGCTCGCCGAGTACCACATCGAGGCGTGGCTCATTGGCCGCTGGGTCATCAAGGCGACCGTGAACCCTGACCCCCTGCACCGCAAGCCCTACTACAAGACCTCGTGGGAGAACGTGCCGGGGTGCTTCTGGGGTAAGAGCATCCCCGACCTCTGTCGCGACACGCAGGCTGTGTGCAACGCCGCCGCGAGAGCCCTGGTGGACAACATGGGCATCTCGAGCGGCCCGCAGGTTGTGCTCGACACCACACGGCTCCCGGTCGGTGAGACCGTCACGGAGATGTATCCGTGGAAGATTTGGCAGACCCACGACATGAACGGCCTTGCCGGGAATCCCCCGGTGAGCTTCTTCCAGCCCGGCAGCAACGCCGCCGAGCTCATGGGGATTTTTGAGAAGTTCAGCCAGCTTGCGGACGAATACACCGGCATCCCGCGCTACATGACGGGTAATGCGAACGTAGGCGGTGCCGCAAGCACGGCCTCCGGCATGAGCATGCTCCTTACCAATGCCGGTAAGACCATCAAGAACGTGGTGGGGTCGATTGACCGCATAATGAAGCCCGCGATTGAGCGTCTGTACATGTACAACATGCTCTACCTCGATGATCCGGAACTCAAAGGTGACGTGAACATCGTGGCTGATGGTGCTGAGGCTATGGTGCGCCAGCAGATGCAGCAGCAGAGAATCAACGAGTTCGTGAACATTGCCGCCGCCAACCCCGTGATCTACCAGACCATCGGGGCGGAAGGCTTCGCGTACCTGTTGCGCGAGGCTGTGAAGCAGCTCGGGATCGACACGGACCGTGTGGTGCCGCCGGTGCCGGTGCTTAAAGCCATGATCGCCCAGCAGGCGCTTGCCATGCAGCAGGCTCAGGCTCAGCAGGCCGCCATGCAGCAGCAGGCTCAGGGACAGCCGCAGGCAGGTGGCTCTCAGGCTCAGCCGGGGAACAACACCGACCAGAGGCGGCTTATGGACGGGGCCCCTCAGCAGCGTACTCAGGCTGCCACAGGGCAGGCTCAGGCGGCGCTCATGCGGAGCTAAATGTATTGAATGAGTATTAGATTTGCACAGATGTATCGACCAAGGTATACTGTATCCGAGTGTTCCGAAGCAACAAAGGCGTCGACATTCCTACGACTGTCAACGCCTGAGTTTGCATCGTTCATTCGGTTTTTAGAAGAACGCCTCAACGCAGCCCGAGAAACCTTGGAGACCCGTACTGATCCGGCGGATTTGTACAGAGCCCAGGGCAGGTGCTTGGAGATTGAGGCACTTTTTGAAACCATTGACGCCTATCGCAAGAAGGCGCGTACACTAGGCTGACCGTAAAGTCGGAGCCGGGAGAAAATCAGATATGTCATTGCCTACAGCAGTCCAGCGACAGGCGGACTCAGCAGACAGCATTGAAAAGCAGTTGACCGGTGAGGCGGATGCCGCTCCGGAAGCTGCTCAGGCCGATGGGCCTGATGCCGAGCGAGTGACCGAAGAGACTGGCAACGCAGAGACAGTGCAGGAACAGCCTGCTGAAGATGAAGTTGAGAAACTGAAGCGCCGCTACAGCTCTCTGAGAGGGAAGTACGACGTGGAGGTGCCGAGACTCATGCAGCGTAATCAGGAGCTTGAAGCGCGACTCAAGCAAGTGCTTGACGAGAATGAAAAGCTTCACGAGGACGCGGCACAGCAGCAGGAGCAGGAAGTCGGTATCACCGAGGATGACGAAGACGCCTATGGCGCTGAAGTTGTCGGGTTGGTGAGACGAGGTATCCGCAAGGAAACGGCGAAACTGCAGGCCGAGATTGAGCGTCTCAAGCAGCTCAATCAGCGTCAGCAGGACCAGGTGGCCCGTGTCGAGAGTGACACCGTGGCGGCCAGAGATTCTGAGTTCGTGCGCACCATGACGGCATTGTTGCCGGACTGGCAGCTGCAGAACGAGGACAAGGACTTTATCGCGTGGCTTCAGGAAACTGACCCCGTGTACGGCTTTGTCCGGCAGAAGCTTCTGACCGATGCGGCCCACAACTACGACGCCCACAGGGTTGCAACCATTTTCAAGCAGTACCGTGACCAGAAGGCCGATGCGAGTGCGAAGAGCCCCTTGGCGCGACAGGTCACACCGACGCACACTGCAGGATCGACGCCGCAAGGCGGTGGAAATCAGGCGTGGACGCCTGAGACCATTGCGCAGTTCTACGAGGACTGCCGCCATGGCCGCTACACCGACGAGCAGGCGGAAAAGATCGAGAAAGAGATTGACAGCGCTGTTGCGTCCGGTCAGGTCAAATACTGATTCTTTCGGTTTGTGAAACACCCGGCGTGACGGCTTTTTGAGGGAGACCTTAAATGGCAACCATGACGCCGGGTGTAGTCACACCCATCAATGCCCAGCAGTGGGGCCCGCAGACTTCTGTCCCGGCACCCACCACACCGTACTCCGGTACTTTTATTCCGACTCTGTGGTCGGGTAAGCTCGCGAAGAAGTTCTATGCAAAGACGATCTTCGGGGGCATCACCAATTCCGACTGGTTTGGTGAAATCTCCAACATGGGTGATAAGGTAATCATCAACACGATTCCCGACATCACCGTCAAGCAGTACAAGGTTGGTATGCAGCTCGAATACGAAGTGCCGCAGGGCGACACCTTCGAGCTCGTTGTTGACGAAGGCCACTACTTCGCGGTCAACGTGAACGACGTGATGGAATACCAGTCCAAGCCTGCCCTCATGAGCATGTTCACGGACGACGCTGCGCAGCAGATGCGCATCGCCATCGACGGTCGCGGTATCGCCAAGACCTTCTTCAAGGCCGACGGCACGCTGAAGACCGATGCCAAGGGCTACAAGGCCGTTTGGGAAAAGAACTGCGGTGCCACCGCCGGTGCCCGTACGGGCTCCTACAACCTCGGCACGGACACGGCTCCCGTGGCTCTGACGCCCGAAAACATCCTGTCCTACATCACGCAGCTCTCCACGGTGCTTGACGAAGCCGACATCCCTGAAGATGGCCGCTACCTCGTCATTACGCCGTACGAACGCCAGATTCTCATGAACTCCAACCTCGCGCAGGCGCAGTTTATGGGTGATGCGAAGTCTGTGCTGCGCAACGGCATGATCGGACGCATCGACCGCTTTGACATCTACGTCAACAACCTCCTGCCGCGTGCGGCTGCTGGTAAGGCGTGGGACCTCAAGGACGGCTCTGAAATCGGTGCTCTCGCGGGCTCCGCGAAGCGTCACCTGATCTGGGCCGGTCAGCGCAACGGCATCGCGTTCGCTTCTCAGATCACCAAGACGGAAAACCTCCGCAACCCCAATGACTTCGGCTCTTTGGTCCGCGGTCTGAATATTTGGGGCACGCAGGTTGTTCAGGGCCAGTGCCTGGCCCCGATGATCGTCGCGAACTAAAAGGATTTCCCGGGGGAGATCGGGGGTGGGTTTCAGCGGTACTTGGTCTGACTCTTACTTTCGGGGCTAAATCTCCTCCGGGGAACTTCTGCTATGACACAGGCAAAGGACATTCTTACTTCTGCGGCCCGCGTTCTGCAGGACCCGGAGTTCGTCCGCTGGACGAAGCCGGAGATGCTGGTGTGGCTGTCGGAAGCGCAGATCGCCGTTGCACGTGTACCGGGAACGTACACGAAGACGGAGGTTGTGCGGCTGAAAACCGGAGACCGGCAGAAGTTGCCGCCCAGAGCGTGGCAGCTTGTCTCGGTTTCCCATAACGTTGACGAAGACGGCACGCCCTTGGGTGTTGTCCGCCTGACAACGCGTTCTCTGCTTGATTCGTATGAGCCGGACTGGCACAGCATGACGCCGCGCCAGTTGGTTGAAAACTACGTCTGCGACGACCGTTCCCCGCGTGAATTTTGGGTGTATCCGCCCAATGACGGTGAGGGCCGTGTGGAAATTTCCTACATGGCGATCCCTGAAAAAATCACGAGTGAAACGGACGAAATCGAGCTTGATGAGACGTTTGATCCGGCGCTTCTGTCGTATGTGCTGTACCGCGCCTTCAGTAAGGACAGCGACTACGCCGCCGGGCTTCAGATGGCGACAAGCTACTTTCAGGCATACTCGCAGGAACTCACGAACGCTCTGCAGGCGCGTGGTGCGGCTACCCCCAATGCGGCGCTTATTCCGGGGGTGGCCAATGCGAACGGAGGCACGGAATGAGGGTTGTCCCCGTCGACAAATTTGTGAAATACATCACTCCGATGGCTGAGGGGTGTCCTGAGTTCGTTGCCCGCCGGGAAGTGATCGCCACCGTGGCCGATTTGTGCCGTGCCACGGGGTGCATCACGGCGGAAACGAGCTTTACGACAATTCCCGGGATTGCGGAGTATGACATCCCGATGGCTGAGGGGCTGCACGTAGAAATGGTGCGGCACGCTTATTGCGACCATATGGAGATGCGCTCCGTGCGCCTTGACGAGCTTACGAATGCCGTGCGCCGTACTGACTGGTTCAATCAGGGCGGGGCGCCGCGTTTCTACACATTCAAGCGTACGGACTGGATTCGCCTGATGCCGCGCCCCGACGACGAGCACCTGATTCATCTGGACGTGATTGTGGCCGTGGATCGTGAGACGAAAGTTGTCCCCGAGCAGTTTTTCACGGAGTGGCTCGACGCCGTTGTGGCCGGGGCTCTGAACCGTATCTTCCGGATTGCAGGGCAGGTGTACAGCAATCAGCAGCTCGCCGAGAGGCAGCTTCTCTTATATCAGCAGGGTGTGGCTGACATCCATGCGGACGCAGTGCGGGATTTCACCCGGACGACGGGCCGCGTCAAGTTCAACAGGATTGTGTGATGCCGGTACTTTGTTCAAATAACGCGTGGGGCGAACTGGCGGTGCCGGTCACGGCAGTGGCTACGCAGATTCTTCTGTCAGGCGGTCAGGGCGACCGCTTCCCGATGGCCGTGGCCGGTACAAGCTGGTTCTACGTGACGATTACGGATGCGGAGTCCAACATTGAGGTCTGCCGTGTGACTGCACGTACGGCGGACACATTCACTGTGGTCCGCGGCGCGGACAGCACTCAGGGGCACGCCTTCCCTGTCGGCTCGCGTGTTGAATTGCGAACGTGCGCGGCTTTACTCAACGATAAGGTGGCGCAGGACGAGCTTGAGGAAGCGGTCTCTCAGGTAAAGTCAGCCTTTAAGGAAGCCGACAAGAACCTATCGGACACCCTGAACGCCTCGATTAAGACCGTGAAGAATGACATCGAGACGAACTACGTCACCAATTCTGAGCTCGATAAGAAGCTTAAGGAAACAGGCACGGGCAATGATAAGGCGTTTCTGAGTAAGACCGACGCAGAAAAGACGTATGTCCTTAAAGCCGGAGACACGATGACCGGCAGCCTTACGATTTCTTCTGAAAACGGGGCGTCCTTCAGCCTGACGGGCGGGGATGTGACGGTGAAGAACCGCGGCGGCTTTGGCGGGAACATCACGGCTTCCGGAACGATCCGAGGCGAAACCCTTCGCGCCACGTCCGACATCCGGCGCAAAGAGAACATCGTGCCGCTTACGGCTGTCAACAATGCCCTGAAGTATCTCAAGCCGGTGTCCTTCACGTGGAAGGGCAGCGGCACCAAGGATTACGGGTTTATTGCGCAGGATGTGCGCAAGGTGCTCCCCGACATTGTGTACGGGGACGAAGAGAAAGAAACCCTGAGTTTGAACTATTTGGCGTTGATCGCTTTTCTGGTGGCTGAATGCCAGAGCCTTCGCCGTGATATTGAGGAGATGAAGCGCCATGGCTGAGCTTGTTTTCGCCGATAAGCGTTATTTGGTCGACAGCAAAGACGTTACGGGGGTTCTCACACTGTTTGGCGGGCTGAAGTGTGTGGAACACACGGATGAACTCGGGCAGACGGGAAGCCGCAGGTACTCGCTGCTCGGCGACGCTGTTGCTAAGGCTTTCCCGCGTGCTGTGACGACAAACAGCGTGGGCATGTACTACATCGACTATGAACAGTTGGTGCCTGTGATGGTCGCGGCGCTGGCCGAAGTTAACGGTGCGTCCGAGGCCATGCAGTCGCAGCTTGCCGCCATGCAGGAGCAGATCAATGGGCTTTTGGCAACGGTGCGGGATTTACAGACGGCTGGTACGGCGCGTGATAAGAAGATTAAGGCGGTGGAAGACAAGAACACTGTGCAGGATGCGTCAATTGCTGCCAACACGGCACAGGTCGCCAAGAACAAGGCCAAGTCTGAAGCTAACGAAACGCAGATCACTGCAAACAAAGCGCAGATTGCCAAGAACAAAGCGAAGAGCGAGGCCAACGAAGCACAGGTTGCCAAGAACAAAGCGAAGTCTGAAGCCAATGAGGCCGGAATCGCTGCTCTGAAGGCGGAGAACACTGAGCAGGATACGGCGATCGCCGCCAACACAGCCAAGAACACAGCGCAGGACGCGTCGATTGCTGATGCCCGCACCACGATGGGGGCCAACACGAAGCGAATCCAGGCGACGGAAGACAAGAACAAGGCTCAGGACACGAAGGACACTGAGATTGAGGCCCGTCTGGCGGTGCTTGAGAAAGCCGCAGGCGGTGACTCACCGACGAAATAAGCGCACTGGGGGTTGGGGTAACGGCAACACACCGGATTCCGGTACTGAGGGTTTGGCCCCTTCACCCCCTGCCAAGGAGCTGCGATGGAAACAAAACCCGAAGTTGAGCTGGCGACACTGAAATCAGAGCTCCACTCTGTGGCGAAGTCTCTGGATGAAGTGAAGGCCACGCTTCACGAAATGAACAACTTCGGGAAGCTGCTCACCCAGATTACGGCTGATCTGAGGGTTTATGGGGAGAAATTCGACGAGGTTGACGGCAGGTTGGATACACTCGAATCCCGGCAGACGAGCAACACGGCGTTTCTTAACAAAATCCGAGGGTCTGTGACCACAAGCGCATGGGTGGCGCGGGCCATTCAGGCGTTTCTGATTGCCGGTGTGGGGTGGTTGTACACGTCAATGGTCGACACTCGAGAGAAAATGATCGATGTGCAGCACCAGGTGCAGTTTCTGCAGCGCGAGAATCAGCAGATTCTGCAGGAAATCGCCAAGCGGGCATTGGAGCGTGACAAATGAATTGGAAACGGGGTGCGGTCGGAGTTTCGGCTGCGGGGGCTGTTCTGATCGCCGCGCTTGAGGGGTTCAGCGCCCTTTCGGAGCAGCCGCTTCCGGGGGATAAGTGGACGGTTGGTTTCGGGCACACGGAAGACGTAAAGCCCGGACAGCAGGTCACCCTTCAGCAGGCGCTGGGGATGCTTAAGGGGGACTTGGAGCTTGCCTCGAAGACGGTGACGAAGTACGTCTGCGTGCCTATGACGCAGAACCAGTTTGACGCACTCACAAGTCTCGTCTTCAACATCGGGTCTGCATCCTTTGTTGCATCGACGTTGCTGAAAAAGCTCAACGCCGGGGATATGGACGGCGTTGATACAGAGTGGATGCGGTGGAAATACTTCCACGGTGTCGCTCAGAAAGGATTGGAGAACCGCCGTGCTGCAGAACTTGCTGTCTTTCATGGGAAGTCGATTGAAGCAGTTGTTGGTGATCGGCTGTGTTTTGCTGGTCTTGGCTGCCTCAGCTACAGCGATTTACTACAGGAAGCAGGTGCAGTGCCTGACGCAGCAGATTACGGAGATTAAGGCGAAGTCGCAGCAGGCCCGACAGACAGTTGAGCTGTTGGCGGCGAAGGAGAAAGAGGAGCATGAAAGAGAAGTGGCCGCTATTCGGGCTTCTTTTGAGCGCAGCAGTGCTGACCTTGAGCGGGTGCGCAGTGAGCTGTCCGCCGCACAAAAGCGTCTCAGTGCCGCCGCTGCCGGAAAGCGTTGTCCTTCAGTCGCAGACTCCATCAACGATCTCGGAAGAGGTGTGGAGCTGGCGACAAGAAGTGCTCAGGAACTTACAGAAACTCGGCAAGCCTTAAAGACTTGCGTTCGGATGTATCAGGATTTGCAAAGTGTCTACCATTCTGCTGAATAACTTCTCCGGCATTATCCCGAAGATCAGTCCGACGAACCTTCAGGATAATCAGGCGACCAACGCCCGTAACGTGAAGCTTCAGTCCGGGGAAATCCGGCCTTATCGCCGCCCGGTGGCTGTGCATAAGGTGCTTCAGCACGGCGTGACGACCATCTTCAAGCTTGAAGGTGTGCGCGGGGCGTCTGTTTGGCTTGAATGGCAGGACGACACGGATGTCTGCTATTCCCCGATTGCCGACAATGACGAGTTTCGTATTTATTACTCCGAGGGCGGGGTCTGCAAGAAGACAAACTACTCGATGGCGGTTGACGGGGATGGTGCCCCGCCCAACAAGTGGCTGTATCTGGGGGTGCCGTATCCTGTGGGTGAGCTCACTTTGAAGGCCAACCGCGTCCCCAACGACAAAACGAAGTGGGAACAGGAGCATCCGGGGAAGGAATACGAAGAATTTTCTGCCGATAACACAAGTAACCGCGCCTACGTGTACACGTACGTCGCGCAGTTTGGTGAGGTAGAGGAAGAAAGCGCTCCGAGTGAGGCTGCCAGCGTGATCTGCGACACGGTGGGCGGCTCTGTGGAAGTCTCCGGCTTTGCCAATCCCCCGACAGATCATGTGAACATCACCAAAATCCGCCTTTACCGTACGGTGAGCGGGTCTTCGAGTGTGATTTACCAACTTGTGGACGAGCTTCCGCTCACTGACCACAAGTTTCCGGCCACAGGCGCATCGCTCTACGGTGTGCAGTGGAAAAACAGCACATATGTCGACACCCGCACGGCGGCTCAATTGGGTAAAGAGCTTGATTCTCTGAATTACACCCCGCCGCCCGAGGGCTTACGCGGGCTTGTGGCAATGCCCAACGGCTTTTTGGCCGGGTTTGTCCACAACCAGGTGTGGTTTTCGGAACCTTATCTCCCGCACGCGTGGCCCACAGACTACATGCTGACGACTGACAGCCCGATCGTTGGGCTTGGGGTTTACGGTTCGACGCTTGTGGTGGCGACAACCCGCCAGCCGTACACAATTTCCGGCACCTCTCCGGCCTCCATGACGCAGGAAAAACAGCCGATGAGCCAGCCGTGCGTGAGTAAACGCTCCATTGCCTACGACCAGTACGGCGTGCTCTACGCCTCGGCTTACGGCGTGGTAGCTCTAGCCGCCGGGCAGATGGACGTGTTCACACGCCCGATCATGAGTCAGGATGAATGGAAAGAGTACAACCCGTCCACGATGGTCGGGGCCATGTACAACAACCAGTACATCGTGGCCTACCGTAAGGCTTCGGAAACCTCACTCCTTGTGTTTGCCCGCGGCGAGACACCGGAACTTGTGACGATTGACTTCAGTCCTACGGCCATGCACATCGAACGAGGCTCCGGGCGTTTGTTCTGCCTGGCTGAAGCGGACAATCAGATTTATGAGATTGACGCCGACCCGGTGAACAAGGAGCAGTACCTCTGGCAGAGCAAGCGTTTCGTGAACCCCTATATGACGGGGTTTGACTCCATGAAGCTTGATGCGGACTTCGGCTCCAATATCGATATTGTGGAGTGGGAAGCCAAGCGTCAGGAGATCATTGAATACAACGCACAGGTGTGGGAAGAGCGTAAGGGAAAGAGTTTGCTCGGGGAGCTCAACGCCGTGGTGCTCAATACGTTTGACGTGAACGGGGGGCTTCTGAAGCCCAACTTAAGTAAGGCGGACTTCCGCTCGGTGACTGTCACACTGTATGCAGATGGTAAGGAGGTTTACACGAAGACATTTACCTCCATACAGGCGTGCCGCGTCCCTGCGTGGAAAGGGTATGCGTGGCAGGTGCGTATCAGCGGAACAGTGGCCGTGCGGTCGTTCTCGATGTCCACGGCCATGAGTGAGCTTGCCTCGCCGCAGTAAGGAGTGATGTATGCCTGCAGAAACACGTAAACCATCAATCTCCATCTCGGGGCTTCCGTCCAATATGGCCCGTCCTTTGGAGAATATGAAGCAGTCCATCGAGATGATTACCGGGGCCCGTCCGGGCATGAAGGAATTGGTAGGGTTGCCCAACGATGCCTCGCTTTTTGATGTGGTGCATACCCTGAACAAGGTGATTGCGCGTATCAACGCTTCGGGGAAAGATAATGTCAGATAAGCAGAACTTTAACATTCGACCGCTCGAAGTTAATCCGACTATCGACAAGGCAAGCGATACAGGGTATATTCTTGTTGTATTAAGCCCCGAAAATAAAGAGTTGGACCTTAAAGGCTACAGCATGCTTATGCAGCTGCGGCCCTATGTCAAGTCGAAAAGGATTCTTGACACTATGTCCACGGAAAACGGGCGCATCACGGTTGACGGCGGGAAGATTGCACTGCACTTCCCCGCCTCCGTCACCGCAGAGTATCAGTTTGACTCCGCGGTGTACGATCTTGTTGCCGTCAGCAAAGACGGCCTGCGTTATCGAATCGCCGAGGGACAGATTGAATTTAACCCGGAGGTGACTCGTGATCTCGTGTAAGGATCATTTATTCGGCGGCGTTCGGGTCGTTCATGTTCCCGGGATTCAGGGGCCGGAGGGACCGGTTGGTCCTGAAGGGCCGGTTGGCCCCAAGGGTGATCCGGGGCTTGTCGGTGAACGCGGTCCGCAGGGCCCTCAGGGCATTCCTGGGCCGCAGGGCGAGCGCGGCGAACAGGGCGAAGGCTTTGAGGCTGACGCCAAAGGGCCGTTTGTCGAACGTGCCTACTACGACGGCAAAGCCGAGAATTTCTCATTCTTCGCGTACGACACTCTCACGCTTTACTACAAGCAGTCTTCTGCATTGGGTGACTGGAGCGTGGGTGTTTCCATTCGCGGTGACAAGGGTGAAAAAGGCGACAAGGGCGACACAGGTGCCACCGGTCTGCAGGGCCCGCAGGGTGAGCGCGGCCCCAAGGGCGACATCGGTCTGACCGGCCCCAAGGGCGACATTGGTCCGCAGGGCCCGCAGGGCGAAAAGGGTGACACCGGTGAGCAGGGCGAACGCGGTGAAAAAGGCGAGGACGGACTTAACTACAGCCCGATGTTTCAGGGTTTGGAGGCTGACCGCCGCCAGTACGACGACTACATCAAGGGGACAACCTTCCTCGCGCTTGACACGGGCATCCTGTATGCCAAGCGCAGTAATGCTTCGGGTGACTGGACTGACGGCTTTGCCTTTGGACGGGGTCCACAGGGTCTTCAGGGTGAACCGGGCCCCCAAGGCGCGGTCGGTCCGGCGGGTGCCGCGGGTCCCCAGGGCGACCCCGGTCCGCAGGGGCCGAGCGCCATGGGGGTTCTTATGACCCCAGACCCCGAGGTGTACTTCCTGGAGATTTACGGCGAAACGCACGGGGATGTTATCGGGGACCTCGTCGTTCAAGAAATGCCGTTTGACCCCGATCCTGTCGATGTTCTCGACAAAGTGCTAAAGGAGTAAGCCGCCATGGCTGATACGAAAACTCAATCTCAACAAATGGAAGCCCTTGCGATCCGCGTGGGTACCGAAATCAAGAAGGTCTATGCTCAAGTCGGCACCCTCACTAACCTGAAGACGACCGACAAGACGGCTGTTGTTGCGGCCATTAACGAAACGGTGGACTCTATCTCTGCCGCTCAGACGACGTTGAACGACTACGCGAAGCGCCTGTCTGCTGTGGAAACGAAGGCGTCTACGAACGCTTCCGAGGTCTCCGCGGCTAAGGGCAATATTACGACCCTGCAGACGAGCCTCGGCACGCTTCAGACCGAGTTGAAGGCGTTGAAGGATAAAGTGGCGTCGGCGACGAACATCGACGATACGAAAGCTGGTACGACTACGACGTACTCTTCGAGCAAGATCGAATCTGACATTACTGCGGCTAAGCAGGCAGTGAAGGACGACCTTCTTGGTGGTGCAGGGGCTGCGTACGACACGCTGAAGGAACTGGCTGATCTCATTGCTGCCAACAAGAGCGCTATTGACGCCTTGAAGGAAGTGGCCGCCGGGCACGTGAAGTACGACGCCGCTCAAACCTTGACGGATGCGCAGAAGAAGCAGGCACGAGACAATATCGGTGCGGGGGCCGCGACTGACGTGGCTTCTCATGGTACTCGTCTGACGGCGGTCGAAAAGAAGGCCACGGACAATGCAACGGCCATCACGAACCTCAAGAACGCTGTCGGCGATACGACGGTCGACCTTGTGACGAAGTTTGAAGCGGCATTGACTGCGACTGCATAAGGCACAACCCGCATTTTTGGAGAAAGCCAATGGCAGAAAAACCTTATCCAACGCCCGCTAATCTGACTGAGCAGCTGCAGAATCTTTGCTGGCGGCTTGCTGTCGAGATGCGGGCGCTTTACAACACCGTCAAGACGAAGATGACAAAGGCCGAAGCCGACAAAGCCTACCTTGGCAAGTCGGCAAAGGCAGAGTCGGCAAAGACTGCTGATACTGCGACCAAAGCGACGCAGGACGCTAAGGGGAACGTCATCGACCAGACCTATGCGAAGAACTCGGCTATCCCGACTGTGATGAAGGGGGCGACGAGTGCGGCGGCTGGTGCGGCGGGCACCGTCCCGTCCCCGGCGGCAGGCGCTAACGGCAAGTTCCTTCGTGGGGATGGTACGTGGAACCTTCCGGCGACGCTTGCGGCGAGTCGTTATATTGATGGTTTAGCATTTAACGGTAGTGCAGACATTAACCACTATGGAACGTGCTCGACGGCGGCAGGTACGGCGGCTAAAGTCGTGGCTTGTACTGGCTTCGCGTTGAAGACCGGCGCTCATATTCGCGTGAAGTTTACGGTGACAAATACCGTGACGCCGACGGCAGCCGCGCCCTTGACGCTTAATGTGAATGGCACGGGCGCGAAGAACATCTTTTATCATGGAAGTCCAGTTTTCACTGCGGGCTACCTGGGCGCAAATCGGGTCATTGATTTTGTCTACGACGGCACTCAGTTCGCCGTAGTCGGCGACTGGGATACGAACAACCGTTATTCGAACATGACCGCCGCAACGGCCTCCGCCGCCGGTAAGGCCGGGCTCGTTCCTGCTCCTGCTGCCGGTGCAAACACGAAGTTCCTCCGAGGAGACGGTACTTGGCAGCCGGTTGTGACTTCTCAGACGCCTGCCGATTGGAACGCCACGTCGGGGGCTGGGGTCATCAAGAACAAGCCGACCATTCCGACGA